CGGAAATAGAAGTAACGAGGTAATGGTCAAGAACATCTTTAAACTTCTCGCCATAGCCTTCATACATCTGTGGCTTTAAGCCGGCTGGCAAGATAAGTGCGCGTTTACGCTGCTCTGTCTGCCCTGCGAGGTTATCGTTAATAATGTTTTCGTATTGGCGCATTACCAATGGGTCATTACCAAAGTCCGCATCAGATGTAAGCATCATTTCCGGTGTAACGCCATCTGTGTATTCAGCGCGTAGCCATTGCTGGCGGCGCAAATAAAGGTCTGCAAGTGGTAAGCAACGCTCTACCGGTGATGAACCGTACACGCTGTTTGTACGGCGATTGCGAATGAAGTAAGACAAGTCATCTGATGTGAACTCGCCATCAGCATTTGAGTCATCGCTATTGGCGTGGAATTCTGAACGAGGGAAGCCGTACAGAATCTGTTGATAAGCTGCCTGAGGCGCCATAGGGCGCATACCGCGTTCATCTAGAAGCGGCTTAATGGTTGAACCATCTAGTACCTGAAAACCGTACAGATCGCCACCTACGGTCTTTTGAGGCCATACAGCCCAAGCATCTAAGACAAGGATTTCCTCTAGCGACATCATCATCCAGTCAATAAAGGTCAGCCCATTTGCCTTATCCGGATTTTCCCAAAACTCTCTGAGGCGATAAATCTCTTCGGAAAACTTTGAGCGAGCCTGAGACATAGCGCGTACATGATCGCCGCCAATTTCGGCAATAATCTTTTCGCTAGCATCTTCCGCAATAACGATATCCCACTCAAGCCCAGCAATCTTACTTTTTAATACTTCAATACATCTGCGAACAATGTCGATTTGTTCAGCTGCTCCGCGTAGAGTCTTGAATTGAACGAGTTTTTGCTCTGTTCCAATGTTTAAGTTTTGCGCAACTTGATACTCATATCGGCGTGGATCTGCGCGACCATCATCTCGTAGCGGGTTAATTGCACCCGGAAGAATTGGTAAACCCGGACCAAAAGGCACTCCGGCAAGAATTGCATTACGAGGCAGCGGTGTCTGTTGCCCATAGCCAGCCGACACATTTGCGTTTCGCATTTCCTGCTCAGTCATAGCGACTGCACCCGCAGGAAGATTGAGCGGTGACTTCTGAATGTTATCTGCTACTGCTTTGGCGAGGCGGTCAATTAGACCCATGCGCGCTCCTTTGCCTAGTTGATTCAGCCTAACTTATCTGTTATCCGAATACAACTACGCGATAAGCGTTAGAAGCTGGGGCAACTGAGAAGGCGACTGTGATGGTGTTTGTAGTTGAGTGTGTAATGTCTGCATACACTTCGTTATATCCCGAAGCATCGTAGACAGTAACCTGCACATCGCGTGTACCGAGATTGTGAGTCACGGTGATAGATGTTGAAGAACCATCGCCAATTGTTGCAGCGTATTTGCGTACAACAACAGTAGTGTCGATAGCGATTGTGTTTGCAGCCGTAGTAATACCTGTGCCGGCTGTCGCTGTAAGTCCGCTTGATGATGTCGCAAGACCTGAGTTAGTCGCAAGGAGAACAGATGCTCCGCCGGAAGCAGTCTGCAAACCACCTGTTGAAAGTGGAGCAAAAGTAAAGTTATTACCTGTAAGTAATACACCATTAGAAGCTGTGTAAGTACCAGTTCCAGAGAATTGTGACCATACAAGACTGTCTGTACCAAGTTTAATTCCATTAGGCGGTGTTGTAGCAGTACCGATTGCGGTTTCAACCCACCCTGTTGAAGCCTGACCACCATATTGTACGAATACAAAGTCACCAGCAATAACCTGACCTGCGATGTGGTTATCTGCATCTGTTGAACGCGTCAAGATTGTTGATACGCCAGTTGTTCCCGCTACTGTAACTGTGTAAATACCATTTTGTAATGCAACTGTTTGATTCTTGACCAATACGCGATCGTTGAGAACAAGAGTGCGACCATCGATTGTAGTTGTACCTGTTGCCGTAATTGTGAGAGTTGCGCCTACACCTGTGCCTCCGTCTGCACCAGTAGTACCGGCTGTATAAGTTGCGGTGAGGTTAGTTGTAGTCGCTGCCGTTACCTGATCGTGGACATTCAGACCTTGAGTGGCTGCGTCTACATAATTTTTAGTAGCAGCATCTTGCGCGCTAGTAGGGTCTGCAAGACCTGTAATCTTTTGTGAGTTAAATGGTACTGAAGAAGTTGGAACCCCGAACGCAGAAAGAGCAAACCCACTAGGTGTAAATCCGTGAGTGTGATCTTCGTGCGCTGCCGCAGTACCGGTTCCAACAGCCGCAGTTGTAGCGGTGATGTTTGTAGGTGTTACCGCTGTAAGTGCAGGAGTACCGTGAGTGTGATCTGAATGCGCGACAGTTGTAGCCGTACCATTTGAAGAAGAAGCTCCGTTAGTGGTCTGCGCTGTTACTGCACCGAATCCCGGACCACCATGTGAATGGTCTGCGCGAGCATAGTTTGTAGATGTGCCGTCAGTAGATGTACCCGCGATTGTTACAGCACTTGATTGTCCGCTGCCAAATGCTTCGGCTTGCTGCCACGAGGAACCATTTGAGTAGTAGATAAGGTAATTGTCTGAGGCGTAATAGAAAGTACCTGCGTTAGCTGCGCTCGCTGCCGGACGCGCTCCGAGAGTGCCAACTGTAAATCCTCCGGTTGGAATCCAGCCTGAGCCGTTGTAGTACGAAAGAGTGTTTGATGTCGTGTTGTAGTAAATCTGTCCATTGACCGGAGACGATGGCGCTGTTGCAAGATTCTGAATCTGCGCATTGAGCAGTTGATTCTGATTGAGGTCTAAATTGACCAAGAACTTACGCGACATTGTTTCTCCTTAGATGATGTACGCAGTACCGCTAAAAGCAGCGGTGAAGGTGATTACCATTTGGTTAAGTGTAGGGTAACTGAACGACCCTTCGCATTGAGTCCCACCGGAGTCGAATACTACCGCCGTAGGGTGTCCATTGAGATTGTGGTTAATTGTCCAAGTAGCCGAAGATGTACCTTGATTGTGGGTGTAGAAAATAAGTGTGCTACCCGCAGGACCCTGTACGCCGACCAAATTAACATTTACATTGGGCTGCTGATTGGTTACGCCGACATTTTGAACCGTATTAGTTACGGTGATGTTATCGGTCATGAAACACGCGCCAATCCAATAGTGATGGTGCCATCTAGCCAGTCATAGTTAATTCCTCCGGCGCTGGTCGCCTTGATTCCGTAACTATATGTACCTACCGATAGAGCAGCAGTTTGAGTGCCGGTAATTTGGAATTGAGCCACGCCGGTTGATGGTGCGCTTACTGTTACTCCTGAACCAATGTTAAGTGCAAGGATTGAAGCATTAGAAACCTGATTATTGACCGACATTTTTATTGTGTATCCGGTGAGGTTGATTGGTGCGCCAGTCGCATCCGTCCATGTGACAGTAAAAATTAAGTCGATTCCCTGATTGACAGTTGGATTGTAAGCAGACATCTAAACCCCTTAATGCTCGGTGCTAATGATAGCGGTATTGCAGCGTGGACAATGTTTTGTTCCCCGCGATACTGGCAATCTACACGATGGGCAGAAATCAGCGAGCGCAGCAAGTGATCGCATTGCTACTGACCCCCCAATTAAATCTGTTACCGCCCAAACCATTGCATCCATTCGGTCAGGCGATTCATTGCTATCCGGTTGCCAAGTTACTAATTCATCTTCGAGTTTCTGAAAACCTCCAACCATATGCAGTCTTTTCTGTTCGCTTAATGCCGAAATAGGCTCAGCGCGCACTTTCTTTCCTCGTGAAGCTGTGACTTTACGATAAGGAATAGTGGAATCTACTTGACGCAACAACGCTTCAACCATATCTCCGCCGTTATTAGTTTCCGCAATAATTCTGTCGCATTTCCATTTTCGGTACAGTTCCACCGCTTTTTTAGCCCATTGCTCCGGCGTTCCCCGCATAGTGCCATCTTCTAACACATAGTAATGTCCATCGGGAGTCGCTCCGCAAACAATAATGCCGGTTTCATCGCTATTTTCTCCGCTAGTAACCGCAGGGTCAACTCCCACCACAATTCTGTAATACGGCGGCGCATCTTCCGGTCTAATTCTTGCTTCTTCAATGAGTGCGCGCGTCCATAGTGCGCCTTCGACATCTTCTAGCAATTCGCCGAACAATTCCTGCCGACCTAAGCGCGTACCGGCGTATCGGGCTTGTAATTCCACCAATGCTTGCGGCGCTAGATTCTTAGCGTTATCAAATGTAGACCCTCGCGTGATCTTTACTGTGCCGTCATCTCGCTTGCTCAGATTACGAACCAACGGTACTGGTCTAGGTGTTGTAGTAATTACTGTTCTAGGGTGATTACCTAAGCGCAATCCAAACTGCAACTGATCCCAAGTATCGCTGTATCTCCAAGCTGCTAATTCATCGCACCACGCTCCATGATGTTGCGGACCACGCAAACGATCAGGCTCATCCGCCGAGAATAATTTTATTCGGCTTCCATTTTTGAGCCGGATTAAACCTGTTGTACGGTTATAGTAATCGAGATAGTCATATTCCCTGATGACTGCGAGTAAACCGGATTCACCCTCTGCACAGGTGTCGCGTACATCGCCGAAGGTAGGTGCGATGACCGCCCAGCGTGTCTTTTCGTAGCGTATTGCTTGCCAAACCAGCCACTCAGCCGCCGAACGAGTTTTGCCAGCACCACGACCAGCAAGATAAAGCCAAGTA